GACGATGTAGCAGTTGTCGCCCAGAGAATCGTAGTTGCCCACGCTGTCCTTCGGGGCGTCCTTCAGCCTGTCGCCAAAGCCCGTCTTGCTCCAGATTTTCCAGTAGGTCACAAGCTCGTTCGTCTTGCCGACCTGCTTGGAGTTGGCCCGGTTGTCATACGGCGTATTGCCGTACTTGTCGCCGGTATCTGATATGCGGCCCGTCTTGCCCTCGATGTTGGCCTTGAGGGCTTCTCGGGACAGGCCGTACTGCTTGGCAACCACGTCGATCGGGTGCGAACACCGTCTGGCACACCAAGTGATGTCCTCGATCTCCGTGGCGTCCGGGTCCATCGTGAAGTTGTCCACGCTGTCCGCAAACGACCCGATCATGCTGTTGCCGCTGCCGGGATCGGTGACAAGCTCTGTCCACCACAGGCCCATGCCCTTGATGATCCCCTCGTCAACCACTCGTCGGCTGTGGGTCTTGAGGTCTAGCTCGTTCGGCGTGTAGTTCAGTACACGGGACAGAAGCTCGGACACGATCTGGCGAGAGGCATCTGCGGCCATCGTCGCCTGGGCCATCATCTGATACCGCTGCTGCGACTCCATGTCCTCCGGCGTCACGCCAACGACTTCAGGCGGCACGAACGGGAACTTCGTCGGAGAAATCGTCCGCACCGGGTTGCGGTGGTAGATCACGCTCGCGAACAGCTTGACGGCCTCGAACACACGGTTGATCTGCATCCGGAAGCCGGGGGGCGAGATCGTCCGGTTGTAGCCATAGTCGCCCTTGGCGTACTGCTCACGCCAGAACCAGTTGTGCGGCCCGTCGAAGAACGACATGGCCTCTGCGGCGTCCTCTGTGAACGGCCGCTTGTGCTTGAGGGATAGCTCGATCTTCTTCAGCCAGCCCTGTGCAATCCCACGCAGTACGTCATCCGGCTGCTCACTTGCCATTCTTCCTCGCCTCGCGTTCTGACTCTGCAATCACGGAAACGCGGGACGCGGCGAGCTTCTTCATCTGCTCGAACCACGGGGCAAGCTCCCAGCAGCCCCACTGACGCCACGCATGGTTTTCCTCAAGGCCGGGATCGTCCTTGTGCCGGACGCAGACCTTCTCGGTGAACCCAGCTTCGGGGATGAACACAAGAACAGTCGCCGTCATCGCTCCGGGCTTGGAGGAGATCCAGCCGATGCACGGCTCGTTCTGGTTCATCACGCTGGCGTGCCAGTAAACGGGGTCGCCAATCTGCACGGAAGGAGGGGAAAATTCATCAGCCATTGATGGCTCCAGAGCGAGGTGACAGGTAGATCGCATTGCCGGTTTCAACGAGCCCCATTCGTTTGCGTCGGTTCTTCACCCACTCCACATACCAGGGCTCATCCGGCTCGATCATCTTAGGTCGGTGGTATCTGGGCCTGTAAGCGCAAAGGTACTCCAGACACTGGCAGGCATGGACTTCCCCACGGGTGTTCGGCATGTCGGTCACGATGTACGAACCGCTCACGTTGTTCACCTTCTTCTTGTAGCGTTTCATCTCACGCTCAAGGTCAGGTACAGAGCCTCGCAGGATGCGAAGCTGGGGCGTTCCGTCTGGCCGAATGTGCAGGTAGTTCTGCACGGCCGACATGCGGGAAATCACGTCGTCACAGCCAGCGATGAAGCTGCTGCCGGTCGTCTCGCTCGAAACCCCACGGGCACGAAGCTGCTCTGTGTACAGTTCTACAGGGAGTCGGCCTGACCCGATTTCACGCAGCCGCCCGCCGTGCATGTCGATGATGAAGGCGTGCATGTTCTGGCCCCGGCACTTCTCCTCCATCCGCTCCCCGAAGATCACGGCGTTGCATTGCCGGATGTACAGTTGGTCATAGATCACCAGAAACCGCTCGTCCGGCGGCACGGCGGCGAACAGCACTGCCGTCACGGCGTGGCCTGGGTCGATGGCCGCATAGCGGCACCAATCGTTCGGGATGGCGTTCTGCGGCAGGTCGGCCCTGTCATACCCGTGGACGTGCATGGAGAAGGACGGGTAACAGAGGATGGAGTCCGTGACGAACTCGCCCTCCGCACGCATCCGCAGAACGTCCTGCCCGAGAGCACTCCACCGTTCGAGGTTCTTCCGCTTCTCCTCGTCGTCAATGTGCGGGTTGTCGAGGAACCGCAGCCGGAACATCTTGATCGTGGGGTTCTCCACGCCAGCTTGCTCGGCAGTCTCGGCACGTTCAGCTAGACCAGAGAGGGAGTCATTCTTGCTCCACGGCATAGCACTCCAGCACAGGCGCCCCTTACGGTCAGCGAGGCGGGCCTGAAGCTCCGGCACCCAGTTCTCACTGCCCGTGATGTCCTCGTCCACATGGATTCTGTCTACAGAAAATCCCTGCGGAGGATCGCCCTCCGACGAGTAGAAGTAGATCATCCACCCGTTCACCAACTCGCACGATTGGATGTAGCGGGCGCTCTTGAGTACCCACGATATTTTCTTGACGTAGCGTGGCGGGATGAGCGGCGGGGCTGGCTTGGCATCCTTCGAGCGAGCCGCATCCTTCGTCGGATCGTAGGCACGCCACTCCTGTGTCTGCTCGTCACGGATGATCTTGAACGCACCCGCACGGAACAGGTACGGGTAGACCACCGTGCCGATGTGCTTCCAATCCTTGCCGACGATCAGGAGCACGCCATCCTTCTCGGGGTACTTCCCGTGAGGATCGGCACCCGTCACGGCCCTCGCGTCCTCTACGAACGTGGAGAGCGATTTGCCAGAACGATTGCCGCCCAGGACGAGAACTTCACTCGCCTTGCAGGCGTGCATCGCCTCCTGCTGTGGCGTCGGCCGGTACAGCTTCAACGCCTCGATCTTCCTGCTCGCCAGTTCGGCCTGAATCTCCTTCAACTGGCTCTGCTGGAATGAGCCGAGCTTTTGAACCGAAGGCAGCGGCGAAATCTGAGGGCGTTTGCGGCGTGACATCGACAATCCTTCCCTGATACTGTGCGGCAACCCTGCGGAGACGGTCATCAAGCTCCGTCTCAAGCTCCTCGTCAGTCCACTGCGTCATCGGCTTCTTGGCCCCGCCCATCTCGGTGTTTTTCACGACGAGCCGCAGGACGGTTTCGATCATCTTTGTGCGGGTGGCACTGCCGGGAGGCGAGTCGAAGTACTGCTTGACGGCGAGCGCACTGAATCCGCTGGTACCACCGAAGTACTCCATCATTCGCTCTAGCAGTTCGCTGCTGTGCGGTATGTTTTCCCCGCCCTGTGCGGCTGCTTTCAGGAACGTGTGCATTGCACCGGCCTCGATCGAGGCCATCGTCCCTTCGCGTTCCTTTTTCTTCTTCGCCCGCCGAACGATCTTGCGGCATGACTTGCACCTTGAGTCGAGCTTCCCGCTCCCCTTGCGTGTGTACCACTCGTCCGTGTCGGGGAAGGACTTCCCGCAGTCGATGCACACCTTCTCGACGGGGCCGCTCATGACTAGCAGTTCCATGCCCGGAGGGACTTGTTGATGCGGCTGTCTGGGTCGCTGGCCGTCGCCTTGCTGGTGAGCTTCTTCTTCATGCCCTCCATCCTGCTACAGAAGGAGTCCCGGCGAGGCCCACCCTCCGGCTGCGGTGCCTTGAGGTTGGCGTCGTTCTCCCGGTTGTAGGACGCACGGCCCTTGGCGTTCAGACCGCCATCTGGGTCTTGGCCCTCCTTGCGGGTCCACGCTGCGCTCTTGAGCTTGCGGATGCGGTCGCCCTTCTCGTCCATGCGTCACCTGTCGGCTTGGGGAACGGAACGGATCATGGGTGCGAAGCCATCCATGAGCGGGTTGGACGGCACGCTGGCATCTCGCGTGGATCGCATGGAGGCGGGCGTGTCCAAGTCCATGAGGCCAGCCTGCCGAAGCTGGTCAGTGAGCAGTTCGATCCTCATCGCCGCATCATCCAGCCCGAGAGGCTTGGGGGCCATCGCAAGAGGTTCGTTCAGCATGGCTTACTCCGTAAACGACGGTGGCCTTGAGGGTCGCTTTCCCCCAAGGCCACCGCTCGGCATCACATCACCCTTGGATCAGAATCCGGCGGCGGTGCGAACGAGAATGCGTCCGCTGGTCGTCGCGCTCGTCGCGATGGCGAACCCGAGAAGCGGGTTGGTGCTCTGAGCCGCAGCCGAACCGGCAGTGGCCGACAGGCCGTACGCAGCACCGGCAGCAACGCTCGTCGCCGTCTTCGTCACCGTCGAGGGACCACGAACCACGAGCCAGAACACCTCGTTGTTCGGCACGCCCGCAGCCGGGAGGTACTCGTCCACGACGCCCATGAGAGCGGTCGAGGTGGTGGCGAGGCCGTCCACTTCCGACAGGATCGCCGCATCCTTGAACTTGGCGACGGCACCCGGCAGGAGAGCCGAACCCGACGTGTTCTTCACGGCGATGCACTCGATGGTGCGGTTGGACAGAAGCGCACCCGTCTGGGGATGCGTGTCCGCGAACACCTTTCGAGCACCCACGATGTGGGAGCCGTCACCAACCTGTGCGTCGTAGTACGTCTGCGTGATACCCAGAACCTGCCCACGACCGAAACCCGGATCAGCAGTCAACGTGCTCATGTAATCGGAACCTTTCCTTCAGTTGGGAGATACTGGGATCAGGCGATGGCCGCCCACTTCACAAAATTCCTGGGCGACTTCATCTTGATGTTGGCAAGGCTGGAGACACAGTACCTGTGGCTTTGGAGTTCCTCGTTGTAGAACGGTCCCTCCGCCGTCATCAACTGGCCTTCCATGCACTTCAGTTCCATGTTCCCGATCGAGAGACCGTATCCCACGCCAGCGGGCACGGCATACTCGGTCGAGCACTCGATGCCGTCGATCTCCACGACATCGCCGAAGCCATAGGACCGCAGCCCGTTGGTCTTCGTGACGATGGCACGCTCACGCGAGTCGAGCCGGTTGAGAAGCTGAACGTACAGCTTCCGGTCGAGGAGAATCATGTCGATCTGATTCTCTCGCGTGTCGTTCCGCTTCGCGTAGTTGACCGCCTCGCGGATCGCTTCGAGGCACTGATCCTTCCACGTCGCCGTGGCACCACCGAAGTAGGTGCTCGTGTAGTTACAGACCAGCGGGCTGTAGTAGTCATATTCCACATCTGCGGCGACGTAAGGCCACGATCCCGTAGCGCGGAGCGAACCGGCGAGAGCACCAAGCTCCGTCGAGAGACCGGCGTACTCGTCCTTCGCCCACGCGAACGGGTCGGCCGCATTCGCAGTACGCTTCGCACCCGTCGAGACGTTCACGGTGCCATCGGTGGCGAAGATCGACTCAAGACCGTGGAAACGGTTCTCGTTGCCAGCGGCGTTGCCGTCCGTGTAGATCTCGACCGACAGGTGCTCCTGCATCGACTCCTGAAGACGCGAGGCCATCTTGCCCGCCACGTCGATGAGGGCCTGGGCACCACGGTTCTCAAGCATCTCGCGCTTCGTCACCTGATCCGTCACGACGTAGCCGCGATACGGGAGGTACGCACGCTGCCACAGGTTGTGACGAGCGAAGACGCGGGGCGTTTCGCCGTTGTTCGCAGAAACGGGCTGATTTCTCCAGCGCACCTGCCAATCAAACCCGCGCCCGCCGTTGTTCATCGAGACGTTGCCGCTCGCTTCGAGCGCGGCGAAGACCTTGAACTTCCTGAAGGTGGCCTGTTCCTCTTCCTTGAGGTGTGTGACCAGGGTCGTAGCAATCGTCCTCGCCCAATCCACGCTCGACGGCATGTCATTTACCTTTCATCACATGAGGCCCGACTTCGCAGCGATGGCTCGCAGTCGGTCCTCGAAGGTCTTCGGAGCAACAGGAATCCGTGGGTCGGGCGGCGTGGCGGTCCTGCTAGGATTCCGCGTTGCCTCCCTTCGTAAGAACTGTATGTCTCGTTCAGCCTGATTCTGCGCACCAGTTTCTTGCGGATTTTCCATCGGGGCCGCTGGGGCGGGCTGTGCGACAGGCTGCGGGATGGCCTGCTGGAAGGCTTGCCGCTGCTGATTCTGCTGTTCGTGCTCGCGAATCTGCTGGTGGAGATCCCGCTCCAGCATCGAGGTCGCGAACTCCCACCTGTCGTCAATCGACTGAATGCCCATCCGTGCAGCCATGTCGATGTACTTGTTGACAGCAAGCCCTTCCTGCGTGGGAGTCTGGCCGTCCTTCTCGTAGAGCCAATCCTTGTTCTGCTCCTCAAGTGAACTGACGTACTGGGTTTCCTGATAGGACTGAAGCTGGGCCTGGACGATCTGCTGGGCCTTCTCCTGGGCAACCTTCTCGACCATCGGGCCGAGAGTCTGCTGCGGATCGGACAGGAACTTCGAGGCGAAGTCAGCCTTGTACTTCTGGTACTCGTACAGGGCGTGCTTGGCGTCGAGCGGGGCTTCCGGGTCGATGACCTCACGCCCGCTCTCGTCACGCACGAGATACCGCTTGTAGCTCTCGCGTACTTCCGGCGGATTCCACCACCGATGCTCCTCCGGGGCCTGCGCCTGCTGGGGCTGCTGCGGTCGCTGCGGAGCTTGCTGGGGCTGCTGGCCTTGGCGGGACATCGCGTCACGCCACTTCTGAAACTCCGGCCGATACGTCAGGTATTCCTTGGTGTATGGGAGGAGTTGCTGGTACTGCTGGAGAGCTTTTGCTGTTTGTTTCTCTCGTTCGTAAGACTGGTAGAGTCGCTGAACGATTGCTGTGTCTTCCGCCCCTTGGAAGTCAGGGAGAGACTTGAAGGCTTCCCACGGGGAGCTTGGTTGCGACGGGGCGGCTTGCTGGCCGGTTTCTTGCGTGGCGACATTCGACGCTCCTTCAACCTGCGACTCAACCGACTCCGAACCACCCTCAAGCTGGCCTTCAATCTCGTCTGACATGACGAACCTTTCGCTATTCGGACAACGGGCTGAACGGCCCTGCCACTCGCTTCATGGGGCGACCGAATGGGTCGAGGTTGTCCAAGTTGCCGTCAAAATCCGGGTACTTGGACTGAACCTGTTTCCTCATGGCGTTGCGAATGGCAGGCAACACGTCTTCGTTGTAGGCGCGCTTACTCGGGTCGTTCCATCCAAAGTGGCGTCTCTCAAAGTCGCCACGGAGACGCTGTGCCTCCGCAAGCTCCTCCGGTGTCTTCACGTCGTGGTCGCCGTACTTCTTTCCGCGTTCCGCTCCTGCTGCTGCGTTGATGGCGACCTGTACAGGAACCTCCGTGCCAGCCTCCATCGCTAGTTCGCCAGCGCCTTCCTTCGCAGCGTTCTTGGTGAGGTTGTTCAGGAGGCCACCTCTCGCCGCCATGTACGCCCGTGCGGCTGGGCTGGCGATCGCGCGAACGGCGGACTTCGCTGGGCCAGCCGCCACGTCCACGAGAAGGCTCGGGTCCAAGAAGTCGTAGCCCAGGTCTGAAGCAAAGTTCACCACTGGGCCGGGATCGACGCCGTGCGTCCGCAGCCAACGCTCCTTCGACTCAGGGGCGTCCATGAGAGCACCCTGCTGCTGCAACTCTGCGACCCTCGCCTTGATCTGTTCTGGCGTGGCATCGTCCGGCAGGTCTGCCACAGGGGTTCGGCTGTTCTGCCGATACATCTCGTTGTAGCCCAGTATTCCAGCGGAGTGCCCAAGGGCCTCGCCGATGTTCTTGGCCTCCGCACCGCCAGCCAGCCGACCGGCATTCGGCACGATGTTCGAGCGTCCCATGTACCAGCCACCGTTCGACTCTGGGTCCATCAGGTTTTGCAGGATGGCAGGCAGGCCGGTCGTCAGGAACTGCACGCCAATGGGGTCGATCTGACCGGAGGCGGATTCAACTGGTGCATTTCGGTTCACCATGTCGGGGGCCAGCCGGTAGTCCGGCGGGTTCTGGTATTCCTTCAGCACGAGGGCCGGGTCGTCCCTGCGAGCGAGTCCTTGCAGGAGCTTGAAGTTGCGGAGGTGCTCCTTCTGGGCCGCAGCCGTCGCCGGGTCCATGAGGAGGCGGCTCTGGTCCCAACGCTCTCGAATCTCATAGGGGTCATCGGACTCCATCGCGTACGCGGCCCTGCCCTTGGCCCGCTGCTCCGCGTTGGCCCATCCAGTGGGGGCCATTTTCAGGCCGACGACTTCACTCAGCGTCCGTGCGTACTTGTAGGGATCTCCATCGCCCGCACCAGTTCCCGGCTTGCGGTACTGGTCGGCAATGCGAGTGGCCTCCGCGAGAAGCTCTAGCTCCGCGTTCTGGCGATCGACTTCGTACTGCTCTCGGTCCATTAGCGGTCCTCCTGACTAGCACCGACACCGACAGCAATCGGAGCGAGAAGCCCCTGAAGGATGTTGCGCGACATCTTGAATCTCGGGTCCAGCGGGGCAAGGTCGGCACGGCGTAGCATTCGAGATCCCTTGGGGGTGAATGCAGTTGCCACTCCTGTTTCGTCGTTCACGAGCGATCCCGTGGCCCCGGAGGCCATCAATGGCTCGGTGTACACCTTTCGGCTTTCGGCGATTGAGAAATGCGGCTTGTCGCCGGTGCGGATGCTGGGGTCAAACGCATCCCTAGAGGTTAGGGCGGCAAGAGAATCTTCTCGCGTTTCAGCGATCGGGCTTGCCATAGGCATGTTCATTGCCTTGTTTCTGGCTTCCTCCTCGCCCCATCCGCCCTGCCGCAGACGCGACTGTAGTTCGTCGGAAAACCTCTTATTTGCGTTCTCTGGAATCGCGTCGACCCCGGCGATCCCGGCATCCGGCCCAAGGAGCGGGTACTGCACAACGTGTGAGTTGGGCATCTGCACGCCACGAAGGCCCATGCGAGGATGCCAGTGCGTGTACACCAGACCCTCCTGGCTTGGCTGGAGCGGCGTGTCGTAACCAAGGGCGCTTCGGCTGTACTTGGCCTTTTGCCTCTTGGAGAGTCCCGCCCCACTGAAGCCGACCATCTCGTTCTTCAGCGGATGATCCCAGCGATACCACACAGCGTTCGGGTCAAGTCCCATCTGCGTGGCGCGTGCCGACCGCGATCCCCAATCCATCGGAAGAGCGCCAGAAGCCACGTCGTCAATCGTCCGCTGGTCAACGCCCATGAACTTCAGGTAGTCCAGATAGTCCTGGGAGACGACTCCATCGGCGATTTCTTTGGCGAGCCGGTCCTCCAATACGGCCGTTTCTCTTGCCGCTGACCCACGAAGCTCACTGTGACGCGGAAATCGCTTCAGTTCGTTTAGCCTGTTGAGCTTTCCAAAAAGCGATTCGCCATCCGGCATGAATGCGGCAGGGGCGTCGGTGTCTGCCAGCCCGCCCCATCTTGGGACCGAGCTAACCTCCACGGCTGGCGGCGACGCGCCAAACGAGACAGAGACTTTGGGCCAAGCCAAGCTCGTGAAGTCTGGCTCTAAGCCAGCCCAAGGGTCCGGCGCAGGCTCTGTCGGCACGAGCGGGCCTTCGTCCTTGCCGCCCGTGGCCCCAAAAGTCTTGCTGTTGAAATACTCGTCTATGTCGTCTGGCTGCACTGGCTGCAAGACGAATTCCGCTCCATCCCACACATATTCCGCTGGCGGGACTTCTGGCGGCGGCGGCTCAGTGAACACCTCTTCAATCGCATCCCAATTCGGGACATCATCAACTACAGGAATGTCCGGAACGTCCGGTGTCTTTTTGGGCACCAGCCCAGATAGCAGCTTGGCGGATGGACTGACGGTAGGCAGCTTCGGCACAACGAACCCCTTTCTTGGGGTTTATGGCCGTCACGACCGCCAGTTGGGCTTATTCCGCCTCCTGCGGTGTGGCCTCGATGCCCCGCCGGTACTCCCCGCACCAATCCCCGGAGTACGTCCTGGGCCAATCGGCCGTCCCGTCATAGGAGTCGTTCCCCAGCGGGCTTCCACGGCGGCACAGGCCGGTGTTTGGACCGCCACGCTGATCCTGCTCCCAGAAGAGGCAGTTGCGGCAGGTCTTGTTCAAGTCGTCACGAGTCCGTGGCATGGAATCCCCTACTTGGCAGTGAGCATCAAACCGATGTTCGCGAAGCTATACCCGGCCCAGGTGATGCAGCCCGAGACGTTCCCCTTCAGCCACTGCTCGACTGCGATGTAGGCGTACACGCAGGTCACGAAGGCGATGAGGGAGGTGCTCATGGGGTCAATCTCCATGAGCGGGAGGGCGAGTGCCATCCGAGAAGAACATGGCCCCCTCGAATACGGAAAAAATCCAGGGGCGGTATGTAACTTAGATCGCACGCGGGCTGGGGGGGGCGGGGGCCTCTCGAATCTACTGGCCCGAAGCCGTTGCAGCTAAACGACTTACGCCTCACGCTGTCGTTCGATGGCAGGAAAAGGGCAGACGGCGATCCCGAAAACGATGCCGTCCCCCTCCCTCTATTCATGTCCTCCTTGTGTCGTCGGTGGGCCATTCCCTCTTTCCATTTTCCTTTCCCGTCGCCCCGTCGTTTCTCTCGGCGTTTCTCGGCTGCGGAGTCTGGTTTGTAGATGGCACGACGACGACGGTTGATCGGCGTTGTGACCGTCTGGAGGTTCAGTCATGCAGGGCAAGTACGAGGTTCAGGCGATGGCGGTTACGCGGGACTGTCTCGACGTTTGGGAGTTCGACACGGAGCGTGAGGCCCGTGAGTTCTTGAACGTGAAGGCGGACGGTGGACGTACCTACACACTTGTCGATCCGGCCGGAGAGGTCATCGTCCGGTCCCGCTTCCCTGTGCTGATGGTGGCCTGATTTCCCGGTGCGGAGTCTGGATTGTGAGGGACGGTCGTTCGGGCAGGTTCGACTCCTGCCCCCTCACATGCACCACGTTGGTGCTGGTTCGGTTGTTCACTTTGGAGGTTACTACCATGACTAAGGCTGAAATGCAGGCGATGATGGCGAGCGTGTCCGCTGCGGCGACCAAGGCTGCGGAGGCTGCGATGATGAAGCTGGTGACGGTGGGCGAGAAGCCTGCCGCGAAGCCCGCTTCGGACGATGCCAAGGCGAAGCGTCTGGCAGGGCTTGAGAAGGCTCGTGCGGCCAAGGCTGCCAAGGCTGCGGCCAAGGCCGACAAGCCCGCTCCGGCGAAGCAGGAGGCCGCTGCGGCCAAGCCTGCGGCCGTCAAGGGCCGGAAGGTCGCCCGGTTCAAGGGCAACGGGCAGGAGGTCGAGGTTCACGCGGATGACAAGGGCTATGCCGTGCTGCACGCCGTCGTGAACGGAGTTCCAGTGAAGCTCGGTGCCCCGGTGCGTCTGTCGTCGTGGCGTGTTCTGTGCTGCGTCATCCGCTCGGCTGCGGTGCAGGACATGGACAAGTTCATGGTCGAGAACGGTCTGTGCGACCGGGATCTCGCCTGATTGGTAGCGGTGCGGAGTCTCTCTTGTGAGGGGCGGCAGTCGGAGCGTTTCCGGCTGTCGCCCCTCGCGTTTTCCCCAGGAGGTTTTCCCATGTACGTCGTGAAGTGTGGTGTGCCCGATGCCCCGGTCGAGAAGTTCCGCCGGGAGGATGAGGCGATGGAGTTCGCCTGTCTGATGATCGAGCGTGATGAACAGACGGGCATCGAGGACGGTGCCGAATGGTCTGTCGAGGAGGAGCCGGAGATTGTGCCCAACTACAAGCACAGGTTCACGGTCGAGGAGGGTCTGACCTACGACCTGCTCATGCCCCTGTCGGAGTGTGCCATGCACATGCGTATCTCTGGCAAGGTGCAGCGTGTGCGGGCCGGTCGGTGTGGTGTGTACCTCGTGAACGAGGACGGTTCAGGCGGGCCGCACATGACAGACGGCGAGGCCGGTGTCTTGAGCCAGGGCGCAGAGCGGTACGCCTACGGGTGGAAGGTGCGGTGAAAGCCGCTGCGGAGTCTGGTTTGTGGTGGGCCACGGCACGTTGTCGTGGCCTGTTTCTTTTCACGAGAGGAGGATGCGATGAAGCGAGCGATTGCGATGAAGTGGGTGGCTGCTCTGCGTTCTGGCAAGTACAGCCAGGGGCGTGGTCAGCTACGGGTGAACAGGCGATACCGTGGCAAGCCAGCCCCGGAGTTCTGCTGCCTTGGCGTTCTCTGTGAACTGGCCCGCAAGGAAGTCGGCGGGAAGTGGCGGCGCAGCACCGGATCTTCGGCGTTCGTGGACGAATGTGATCGTCATGAATCAGTGGAGTCACGCCACACTCCTCCAGCAAGCGTCACTGCTTGGGCCGGGATGAGTGGCCCAAACCCGATGGCTGCTGTTGGGGACAGGGTTCAGCTTGCGCCGGTCGGCGAGGACATGCGGACCCTCGCCCAGCTCAACGACGATGGCGCGACGTTCGAGCAGATCGCAGACGTGATCGAGGAGCAGTGGAAGTCCCTCTGATTTCCGCTGCGGAGTCTGGTTGGTAGCTGGCCGGTGGCATGGTGCCATCGGCTTTTTCTTTTCCCTGTTGAGGAGGTTTCCCCATGAGTACGCAAGTTCACACGCTGTCTTTCATCCGTCTGTCCGACTGCCGCAAGGCGCTCGGCACGAACACGAACCGCAACCTTGTGCGTGACCTGCACAGCCTGTCCGACAAGGAGCGGCGGGAGATTGCGGACCTGATTCAGAAGGAGGTGCAGAAGTGAGCGACTGTTCAGAGCTTGTCTGTGAGTACCACTACGGCGACGGCCAGATCGTGCGGGTGCATGCGTGCTACGCCACGCCCGCTGACATGGACCGGCGATCCGCAGAGTTCTTCGATTGTTTCGATGCCACTGGAGTGTGCCTCAATGAAGGCGACCCGTGGCACAGACTGCCAACGTGGGCGGACTGTGCGGTTTACGTTTCGCCACTCATTCACATGAAGGGGGCGTGACAACTGCGGAGTCTGTCTTGTGAGGGGCGGTGCGTTGCCGCCCCGTTCTTTTCTCTCTTGCATGGAGGTGCCCTATGGAGAGCGAGTTCTGGAACACGCTGGAGAAACAGGTCAGTGAGTGGACGAAGGAGTACGCACAGGTGGCGTTCACGCCGGAGGATGTGAACGGACTTGTGCTTGGCAATCACAGGCTGGGCAACCTCGCCCGCTATGAGGAGTTCCTCAAGCGGTACGGCGAGGCGATCCAGCGGGTGATGATCCGGGCGGGGCAGGGATACATACGCGAATCGTGGCTGGCCTACACGGAGCAGACGCACGAGAGCGTGACGAGCGAGGACTACTGGAGCGAGGACCACGGCGAATCGCGGGAGTAATCGCTGCGGAGTCTGGTTGGTGGAGAGGGAGCCGTCCCACGGTGGGGCGGCTCGTTGTGTTTACAGACTGTGAGGTGAACAGATGGCCAAGAGAGTTGTGGTTCACGTCAACGGCGGCGTGGCGTTCTGCCGTGCGGACGCTGGCGTGGACGTGGAGGTCATTGATTGGGACTGCATCGGCTCCGGCGATCACGATTGGACTGCCGAGCAAGTGGACGATTTCTTGAAGCGTTTCGCTGGCCTAATCACAGAGGCGGATGAGCGGGGGCTGCGGGCTGCGTGCCAGCCGGGAGGTGCAGCATGAGGAAGACCAGCAACATCCACGCCCGTCAGTTCGTGAAGGATCACGAGGAGTTTCAAGGCAACAACCTGCACGGAGACATCGTGGTGCGTGACGGCACTGCCATGTACTGCGTGTGGTCGTACGGGTACTGGCCGCTGTTCGTGTACGTCGCACCAGTCGAGAAGTGGTACGAGAACACGGACAGGTACAGCGTGACGACTAGCAAGCACAGGTCACAGACTCACCCGCACTGTGACACAGTGCGGGTGAACAGGGCTGCACTCACGGACCTCATCAACCGTGGGGCTGACGCCTTGCCTGAGATCGCGGCGATGCTCAAGGTTTCCCCGTAGTTTTCCGCTGCGGAGTCTGGTTGGTAGCGGGCCGGGCCACGTTGGCTCGGCCTTTTCTTTTCCCTGTATGGAGGACTGACACATGAAGGCTCTCAAGAACTGGTTCAAGGGGTTCGTGACCGGGATCGTGCGTGAGGTGGTGGCCGAGAGCGAGAAGCCGGAGGTGAACTACACGCTGCTCGCCGAATCACTGATCGAGAAGGGACTCGACTACAACAGGATCATGGAGGCTGTCGATCTCGGAGACTTGGCACAGGAGTTCGACACGGACGACATCGCCCGCGAGATCGCACGGTGCCACTCGATTGACGAGGACAACGTGATCGAGAAGATCGCTGAGGACTACACCGTGGACGAGGACGCGCTCGTGGCAAAGATCGCCGACGACTTCGATCAGGATGGCAGGATGGACTACGACCGGCTGGCAAAGGCACTGCTCCGGGCCATCGCCAGCACGGCACGGCTCTAGTCCGCTGCGGAGTCTGGTTTGTGGGGCGGGGAGTGCGTTGCTCCCCGCCCCTGGCTCTCACACATGGAGGTGTGGCATGAACGAGATGCAGATATGGATCGTCTGCACGATAGTCCGATTGGTCTTTGAACTATGCACGATGGGAGGTGGACGATGAGTGACACACAGCCGGAGATGGAGGACATCAACCTGACAGATGCGGTCGAGCGGTTGCAAGACTTCATCAACGAGTGTGACTACGACACGCTGGCCCAGTTGTACAGCCTGCACTGTGCAGACAAGGGCACGGCGGTTCGCGTGTTCGAGGTTGGACATCCTGCTTCTGATGCAGGAAACTACTACTTGGCTGGCAAGTGCATGAGAGTGCAGCTTGTGCCGGTCGAGGAACAGAAGGGAGGTGAGTGATGGGACGTGACTACGCATACTCTTACGAAATCTATGGACCCGAAGACGCAGACGGCGGCAGCAGCCGGATAGATTACGAAGACCACTTCACCACCAGAAAACACGCCGTGGCGGCGATGAAGGAAGTCATGGCGAAGGATGACATTCCCATAGGGAGCACATCGTTTGTGTGCAGAAGGTATGACTGCGGAGAGATGACTGATTCTGTTGACTATGTAAAGCGAGTCATAATTACCAAGGAAGAAGGGAGGTGAGTAATGACCGAGAGTCCAGCAAGGCTGAAGCAGATCTACAGGGTGACGGCACGCAGGAAGCTAGACACTGAGGTTTACTACGAACCCATGCGACTGCCAGCAGCCATCATCCAGAGGCTGAGAGACGCAGGGTGGAAGGTAAGGCAGGTCGCCGTAGACGCTGACGCGGAGATCGACAGACTCCTTGGCAGGTCTAATGCGGCAGGCGGTTCTGCCGCCAAGCTCAGGGGGGCAAGCAGTATGTCACACGGGTACTGGCTTGCCGCAGGGTTCGCGAAGATGAGGGCGGCTGCTGCCGACTCCGCAGCCAACGGAAAAGGTGAGCTAACTTCTGAAGAAGGAGGCGAGTGATGAGCAAAGCACGGGTTGATATATCGTTCTGTCCGACGCAACTGGAGTTCGACAACGGCGACACCTACGACGAGGAGAAACTCCTGTCTGCCGTGCGTGAGTTTGCCGACAAGCACTTCCCCGATGGAGCAGAGTTCATCACCCTGCAAGTCGGGCACAGGCAGGGCGATGCGTGGGCGACAGTGAACGGAGATGCAGAGGAGGGCGAGCAGTTCCTGTCCGAGTTCTTCCTTGAGCACGGGGCAGACGAGGAGTTGTTCGTGAGCGAGTAACTCCTCGCTGCGGAGTCTGGTTTATGTCGGGCCGTCCCATCGTGGGGCGGCCCTTTCTTTTTC